GACCAACTGGGGCACGACCATCCCCAGTGCCACTGCAATTCTCCACGCTCCGGATGGATCGTCGTCTGTACCCACCCGCAAGCTGAGCGATGGGCCGATGCCAACCTCCGACGCAGCGGCTTTCGCACCTACCTGCCGCTCTACGCCGCCAAGCGCCGCGATCCGGTGCTCCATACGCTCACCCGCGTCGTCCAGCGCCCGTTGTTCAGCGGTTATGTGTTCTGCTGGCATGACAGCCGCGACTCCTGGCGACCCGTTTACGAAACCCCGGGCGTTCGTGGTGTCATCAAGAACGGTAACCAGATACAGTGGGTCCGCGCCGGGGCTGTGGAGGCCGTCAGAGCCGCTGAAGCCGCTCGCCGCTGTCCGACAGCGGAAACCGCCGAATGGGCGCCAGGGGTGCCGTGTAGCCTCGCGCTAGGGCCATTAGCGGGCACGTCAGCCGTCGTGGTCTCCGTCGGTGCCGATATGGCCCTCGTGGCAATGATGATGTTCGGCGAACTCAGGGAAGTCGCAGTGCAACTCGATTGTCTCAGGCCACGGGACGAGTGAACGCTACAGTAGCAGGATCTAGTAATGCCTCGCGGCTCCTCGCCCGGTGAGAGACGTGGCGGCCGCGTCAAGGGCGTGCCCAACAAGCTCAATGCGACCATCAAGGAAATGATCCTCGGCGCTCTCAACGATGTCGGCGGGCAGGAATATCTCGCCGCTCGTGCGCTGGATCAGCCAGTCGCCTTTATGAGCCTGCTCGGCCGCGTGCTGCCGCTGCAGGTGACCGGCGAGGCCGGCGGACCGATACACTTCAGCTTTGAATGGGCACCCGCGCAGCCTGTGGATACGACAGCAGCTACACCGACCATCGATGCAGACGCCGCGCTCGAGGTCGAGTGGGATCAGGTCGATGGCTGCTAAGCAGAAAGTAACGCTGCCATTTGCACCTCGGCCATGGCAAGCGCCGCTGCTCGATGATCCGGCCAAGCGCATCGTCGCCGTCGTGCATCGCCGCGCCGGCAAATCCACCGCCCTGCTCTGGCGCGGATTGAAAGTCGCCATCACCAGCAAGAAGTCGTTGCCGCGCGTCGTGCATATACTTCCGTATGGCGTCATGTGGACGAGGACTGGCCTGTGGGACCAGGCGGTGCGCGCCGCCGATGCGATCCCTGGTTGCCAGGTCCGCCGCTCAGAGATGGCGATCCGGCTGCCAAACGGCGGCACGTGGCAGGCGGGTGGTGCGGACAATCCCGACAGCTGGCGTGGCGGCTACGCTGATGAGTGCATTATCGATGAATTTGACGATACGCCGCAGTCGATGGTCCCACTGGTGATTGAGCCAATGCTTGCCGATCGTGACGGCACGCTGGTGAGGTCTGGCACACCGAAGGGGCGCGGGCTGTTGCAAGCGGCGTATGATCGCGCGCGCATCTCGCCGGGGTATTCGGCGTATCTGCTGGATTATACCAAGACGGCCGCATTGCCTGACGCGGCGATTGAACGACTGCGTCAGGAAATGAGCGAGGAGGAGTTTGCGCAGGAGTTGGAGTGTTCGTTCAACGCGCCAAACTCGGGGAGCTATTACGGTAAACTCCTCGATCAAGCCGAGCATGATGGTCGTATCGTCCAGGTGCCGCATGATCCAGCGCTCAAAGTCTGGACCGCGTGGGATTTGGGCATCGACGACAGCACGGCGATCTGGTGCTGCCAGATATCGCGCGGCGGTGAGTGGCGGCTGATCGACTACATCGAGGACAGTGGCGCGGGACTGGACCATTACGTGCGCCTACTCCAGCAGCGCCCCTACGTCTACGAGCGCCATCTGCTGCCGCACGATGCCCAGGTGCGCGAGTTGGGCTCCGGCCGCTCCCGCACCGAGACGCTGCACAGCCTCGGCGTCCGCCCGACCCGTGTAGTGCGCCAGCACAGTGTTGCCGACGGCATCAACGCGGTGCGGATGATCCTGCCGCGCTGCTGGTTCGATGCCGAGCGGTGTGCGGCTGGCATCAAGGCGCTGCGGCACTACCGGCGGGAGTGGAATGAGGCGGCACAGACCTGGCGGGCAACGCCGGTGCACGACTTCGCCAGCCATGGGGCCGATGCGGCGCGCTATTTGGCGCTTGGTGTGCGCGATGTGGAGGAAGCGGTGGTTGACATCGTCACTGGGCAGTTTCCGACGCGCACGGTGATGGAGGAACGCGGCCTGTCATCGTCGTGGATGAGCGTGTGATGGCACAGAAGAGCAGCAAGCCGCCGCCGAAGCAGGCCCCAAAGGTCACGGTAATCCGCGGCAAGCCAGCCGAGGCCGAGATGGCCGCGATGGAGCGGGCGGCCAAGGCTCAGGCGAAAGCGAAGGGCAAGCGCTGAGCGTATGACGATCCAGCTGCTCACTGGCGACGCACGCGACGTGCTGCCGACGCTGCCCAGCAACAGCGTGCATTGCTGCGTATGCTCGCCTCCCTACTATGCGCTCAGGAGCTATTTGGATGTATCGCATCCAGACAAGCATCGTGAGTTGGGATCGGAGCAATCGCCGGACGAATACCTGGCCAACATGGTCGAGGTGTTTCGCGAAATCCGCCGCGTGCTGCGGCCGGATGGCACATGCTGGGTGAATATGGGTTCAAGTTTTGCAGCGAAACGTATAGAATCAGACCAACAGATTATCCGCAGGGACTTACCAAATGCCTTCCGATCCAAGATCGCACAGGCCATGTCCGCAGTGTGGTCAGGCTATGCATCGCCAGAGCAAGCAGTGCAAAGCCTGTTACGTAGCGATGATCGAAAGGCCGGAGAACTACCTAACGCGAGCCTGCGGCTGCTGCGCGGCCTGCGGCGCGCCGTGGGTGCGACAAACCGAGGGCGCCGTCCGTGATCGCACGTTTGATGGTAGTGGCGGCATTGACGAGCGGAAGGCCAACGGTCGAGGCGGTAGCGCTGGCTTCATTGTGACCACCACCATCGGCTGGCGCGCCTCATGTTCATGCACAGTTCAGCGGACCCCAAGCTGCGGATCGGAACGGGGCGAGCTGATGGAGGGCGCGACCCGATCCGCCTCGGTCGCCCCTCCAACCGTTCCTTGCACGGTTCTAGACCCATTCCTCGGCTCCGGCACCACAGCGCTTGTGGCCGATCGCCTACAGCGCCACTGCATCGGCATCGACCTGTCGCTGACCTACGGCGAGATGGCGCAGCGCCGCATCGAGCGAGATATCCCGCTGTTCCCACCGTGGGCGCTACCCGAGGATCCAGAGGACGAGCGCATGCGTGATCTCTTTGCGGAGGCTGCGGAATGAGCATCGGCTTCCTGTTCTGGCTGATCATGGTGCTGTGGATTCTGTTCTGGGCGTTCGGCAACTTCACGCCGCAGGGGCAGCCATACTGGAACCGCGGCGGCTGGCTGGTTGGCTTCGTGCTGTTCTTCCTGCTTGGTTGGGCTGTGTTTGTCTTTGCAATCCAGGGGCCTGGCGTCCGTTGAACCTGATCCTGCTGATCGTGATCCTGCTGATCCTGTTCGGCGGCTTTGGTGGGTTCTACGGCTACCGCTCGGGGTATTATGGCCCGCAGGGCTTCGGGATCATCGGCGTGGTGCTCGTCATCGTGCTGCTGGTGCTGCTGTTCGGCGGCGGCCGTATCTACTGAGGCGGCGGATGATTGAATTAATCTGCGGCGATTGTGGGAAGCCATATCACGGCGATAGCGATTGTGGCCTGACGCCCGAGCAACAAGCGGCCTACGAGGCAGAGGTTGCGGCGGCGCTTGATGCAGCCCTACTCGGAGAACTCGAGGCCTTGGTAGAGGGCACCGGGCCGGTTCCGCCCGAACCCGAGCCTGATCCTCTCATGCGGAGGAATGCACAGTAATCCGCATGTTCGGGCACAAACGGCATAGCGCACCACGGTAGCTCTAGGCCCGCGAGCTATGCGCCAGGCCGGCTCAGGCAACGAAATTCCGCATGTTCCTCACGTCTCGTTCTCGGGGATCAGCCGGGCAACCGCCGCGACATGGTTTTCCAGCAGCTCCGCGCGCAATCGCTCGGTCTCGGCTGTGGCCCCGCCACTGGGAGTGGTATTGGCGCGGTGCCCCGCCAGCCAGATAGCGAGCAGGTCCGCTAAGGCTGCGCCTTGGACTGGCGCCGGATGTCCGGCCAGGATCGGCCGGATTGCCTCCACAAGCCCCATGACTGTCTCGGCCAACTCGCGCTCATTCCGTTTCATGGGTGATCCATTCCTCCTCATCATCGTGCTGATCGCCATCATCGTGATCGTGGTCGCAGCCGTGACGTGACGCAATCGCTACAACCCAAGGAGCTATAATGGCAGGCTATCTCGCCTACATCATCCCGGTCGAAGGCTCGCCGGGCACGCCGACCCATCCGATTGTCACGCCGCCGCCCTACCCGGACCAAGGGTTGCCGGGACCACAGCCCCATCCTGAGCACCCGATCTACATCCCACCGAACTGCATCGGACCAGGCGTGCCATCGCACCCGATCTATCTCCCGCCTCCTGCACCGGCTCATCCGATCGTCATCCCGCCGGGCGCAATCGCTCCGGGTGTGCCGACCCATCCAATCGTTCTGCCGCCTCCGGCGAGCCCCTCGCATCCGATCGTCATCCCGCCTGGTTCGCTTGGTCCTGGGACTCCGACGCATCCGATCGTGCTACCGCCGCTCGGCATTTGGGGCGGCCCGCCGCTGTATCCTGACCAGGGACTGCCAGGACCACAGCCGCGTCCGGAGCATCCGATTGCGCTACCGCCTGGTGGGCAGCCGATCGAGCCGCCAACGACGTTGCCGCCGCCGGCCGGCCACGAGGACGAGATCGTGGTCATGGTCTACCGCCCTGGGCAGGGCTGGAGCGGAGCATCCTACGACGTGGCGCCTGACCAAGGTCTGCCGCAGCCGACACCGCACGGGTGATGCCGTTCGTCGCCGCGCATCCGGAGCGCTACGTAGGCCAGGTGGTCGGTGAAGGCCGCCACAAGGGCCAATGCGTAGCCTATGTGCGCGCAGCGGCGCGGTTGCCGCAGACCAGCCTATGGATCGAGGGTGTCCCGGTGTGGGACTGCGATGATCTCGCACTGGGCACCGCGGTGGCCACCTTCGATGCCAACGGCTGCTACGGCAACAACACGGACGGCTCGTCGCACGCCGCTATCTTCATCGAGCACGATCCCACGACGGGCGGCTTCTGGGCGTATGATCAGTGGATCGGGCATCCGGTGTCGCGGCGGCTGATCCGCGCCAAGGGTGGCGCCGGGCAGGCGGTGGATGACGCTGATGCCTACGCTGTGATTGAGGTGGCGGCATGACCGGGGCCGCCAACGGCACCGGGCTGCTGGCCTCGGTCAGTGAGAAACTCATTCGTGCACTCCCCCCGGCCTTCTTACTCCTCGTGCTGCTGAACATCGTATTCCTCGGCGTCGCAGCCTGGGTGTTCCAGCACAACACTACAGTCCGCAACGCGATGATCCAACGCATCATCGAAAGCTGTCTGACACAAAGGGACAAACCATGAAGCTCGCCCTACTCGCCGCGACTGTCCTGGGCCTCGCCACGCCAGCCTCCGCTACCGTCGTCCTGAACTTCGGCCAGGTGTCCAATCTGAACACCATCACCGCGACGCCGAATGGCACCGATACCGCGACCACGATCAGCGGCACGAATGTCGCGATCACCATCACCCAGGACATCGGCGGCTTCCTTGGCCCGGCGATACTCAACCTCAACGCCACCAGCACCGATGCTGCGGTCGCCATCGGCACCTCGGTGCTGCAGCACTATGCGGGTTCCTGGCAGATCACTTCGGGGCTCGGGGGAACCGGCACCAACTACCTCAGCGGCACCTTCACCGACGCGGTGTTCGGCACCGGGCCCAGCCTGACGCTGTCCGTGGGCGCCCCGCCCGACATCATCACCACCAGCTCCGACCAGATCCCGGCGATCGATCTCGGGCTGCCCGAAGCGATCTCGCTCAGCTTCACCAACGTGCTGCCGCCGGTGGGCATCGTCGGGTCGACGTTGCAAGGCTTCACGTCGAGCATCGCCGGCAACTTCAGCGCCACACCGGTTCCTGAGCCGGCATCCCTCGCGCTGCTGGGGTTGGGCGTGCTGGGGCTTGGCATGGTGCGGCCGCGGCGTGGCTGAGCGACGAGCTATGACCGATTCCACAGACTTCCCATACGAGACACCCACAGAAATAGAGGTCGAGGCGGAAGCCCAAGAGTTGTGGAACCGCTTTGCGCCAGCAAATCAAGAGGCGTGGGAGGATGAGCCGCATAAGGCTGAATACCTCGGAGCTGCGATGGCAATTATCGGAATGTGGGAAAAGCGACATGGGCGATGACGAGCTGTGATGCTGTGGCGGCGGTTCTCGTGGCGGGTGGAGGTGACGATCTCGCCGCAGTCCGAGAGCGAGCGGCGGCACGCCGTGATCATCGTGCGAGCAGAGGATAGGGCGCGCGCCGCAGTCAAAGCGCTACGGCAGGCGCTCGCCCTGCATCCGCACAAGGTGTGGCGCGATCTCACGCTGTCGGTGATGCCGGACGTTTGACGCCGCCGCCGCGGTCCGAGAGCGAGCGGCGCCACGCCGTCGTCATCGTGCTTCAATGAGGTCCGGACATTACTGTCCGGAATGACCGCGGCACCCGTTAGGAAACAGGAACTACACTATACGACGAGTGAGGCGCAAGCGACCCACCCCGATGAGCGATGACGAGCGGGCGCGGGTCTGGGCGCTGGCCGCCGACGGCGTGGCCTATAAGACGATCGCCAGCGAGCTCCAGCGGCCGCAGGGCACTATCAACAAGGTGATCTCGGACGGCATCCTGGCCGGCAAGGTTGCCCGCCGCAACGGCCGCTGGGATGAACGTAAGGCGCGGTAATGCCCAATCGGGATTTTTACAATTCAACAGGGTGCCATTAAACGGTCGTTTGCAGAGGTGGCCGGCCCATGAGGGACGATGACAGGCTGAAGCGCTACCGCCGAGATCATGCGTCTTGGACCCTGGCCGGCATGATCTCGTGGTGCCTTGAGCATGGCGACCAAGAACAGCTTGAGGCCCTGACGACGATCGAGGGCGTGCTCAACGAACTGATGCGCGAGAACGCGGAACTGCGCGCCGCCGTCACGTCCGCAAAGACGCCTTATCGGACGGAAGGAGGTGGTCCCCTTGCCGCCTAGTTATGGGCCGATAAAACCCGGGGGCTGAAAAGCCCCCGAGTAACGAACCGAAACCCACCCGTTCGGTTCAAATCGCCGTATCTCGCGTGCAATATCAAGTTGTTGGCAGAACGTGAAGGACTACACCGAAACCCTCCCGCCCAATTCGGGCCAGTTGCCACAATTCGTCCTAGAGCACCAATGACCCAACGCCAGAAAATCGTCGTGCCGTTCGCGCCGCGCGACTGGCAGCGCCCGCTCATCGATGACAACGCCAAGCGCATCGTCGCCGTTGTCCACCGCCGCGCCGGCAAGTCAACAGCGCTCCTCTGGCGCGGCCTGATGCGCGCTGCCACCTGCAAGCGCCCGCTGCCGCGCGTCGTGCATATCCTGCCCTACGCCGTGCAGTGGAGCCGCACCGGCCTGTGGGACCAGGCGGTGCGCGCCTCTGAGGCCATTCCAGGCTGCGAGGTGCGCAAGGCGCAGATGTCCATTCGCCTGCCGAACGGCGGCACGTGGCAGGCCGGCGGCGCCGACAACCAGGACAGTTGGCGCGGCGGCTATGGCGACGAGGTGATCCTGGACGAGTTCGACGACTGTCCGCCGACCATGGTCCCGCTGGTCATCGAGCCCATGCTGGCGGATCGCGATGGCGTTCTGGTGCGGAGCGGCACCCCAAAGGGGCGGGGGTTGTTACAGGCGGCCTACGACCGTGCCAGGACTACACCGGGATACAGCACGTATCTGCTGGACTACCGCAAGACTGGCGCGCTCAGCGACGAGGCGATCGCCCGGCTGCGGCAGGAAATGAGCGACGAGGAGTTCGCCCAGGAGCTCGAGTGCTCGTTCAACGCGCCGAACAGCGGCAGCTACTACGGCAGGCTGATGCAGGAGGCCGAGGACGAGGGACGGATCGGCGTGGTGCCACACGAGCCGACGTTGCGCGTCTGGACCGCCTGGGATCTCGGCATCGATGATGCGACGGCAATATGGTTCCTACAGACCACACGCGGCGGCCAGTGGCGGCTCATCGATTACATCGAGAGTTCGGGTGAAGGGCTCGATTACTACGTGCATCTGCTGCGGGAGAGGCCGTATGCCTACGAGAAGCACCTGCTGCCGCACGATGCGGAGGTGCGCGAGTTGGGCAGCGGGCGATCCCGCACCGAGACGCTGCACGGCCTCGGCGTGAAGCCGACGCGAGTTGTCCGTCAACACAGCGTCGCCGACGGCATCAACGCGGTGCGAATGGTGCTGCCGCGCTGCTGGTTCGACGCGGCCAAGTGCGCGCTTGGCATCCGGGCGCTGCGGAACTATCGCCGGGAGTGGCATGAGCAGGCGCAGACCTGGCGCAACACGCCGGTGCATGATCACGCAAGCCATGGCGCCGATGCGGCCCGGTATCTGGCGCTGGGTGTGCGTGACGGCGAGCAGCGGCCGCTGGCCGAGCCGCGTTGGGAAAGCCAGTACGAGACGGTTGTGGGGCCCGGCCAGATGGGCAGCACGACCTGGATGGCAGCGTGAAAAGCCTGAAGGCGGCGGCGGCAAAGCGGGTGGCGGCGGTCGACTATCAGGCTGGTGGGCGGGCTGATGTCCATGATGCCATGATCATGCACACCTATCAGATCAGCGCCGAGTTGCGGCGGGTGCCGGAGCGGGAGCGGCTCGAGACGGCGCTGCGCATCTGCCGGCGCATCGTTACAAACACACGTGAGAGTCTGGGCTGATGCCTCGCCCGCAACGTGGTGATGCCGAAATTATGCGCGAAGCACGCAAGCTGTTCGAGCGCTGCGTCACGTGGGAATCGCTGGCCCGCTCCAATGCCCGCATCGATCGCCGCTTTGCCAACGGCGACAGCTACAACAATTACCAGTGGGATCAGACGGTGCGGACCGCACGTGGCGACCGGCCCTGCCTCACCCACAACAAGGTGCGCCAGCACAACCTGCAGATCATCAACGACGCCCGCCAGCACAAGCAGAGCGTCAAGATTACCCCGGTCGGCGGGCAGGCCAGCTATGATGCCGCCCAGGTGTTCGAGGGGATCATCCGAAAGATTGAGTATCAGTCCAAGGCCGTCGATGCCTATTCGACGGCGACTTACCATCAGGTCGAAAGCGGCATCGGCTACGTCACGGTCGACTGCGACTATGTCGATGAGGGCTCATTCGAGCAGGAAATCTACATCCGCCGGGTGGCCGACCCCGAGACCATCTACCTGGATCCCGACTGCAAGCTCTACGACAAGTCGGACGCGCGCTATGCCTTCCAGTTCGAGGACATCCCGCGCGATCAGTGGGAGGCCGAGCACGGCGAGCACGAGGCGCCCCCGCCGGCGGCGCTGGATATGCCCCGCAGCAACGACTGGGTGACCAAGGACCACGTGCGCGTGGCCACCTTCTGGCGCCGCAATGAGGACGCCGACAAGCTGCATCTGCTGCACGACGGGCGCGTGCTGCGCCAGAGCGATCTCGACGACGCGCAGATGGACGTCGTGCGCCCGCTGATCCGTCAGACGCGTGAGACCTCGGAGGCGCGCGTCGAGTGGTTCCGGATCGAGGGAGACAAGATCACCGACCGCGGTGAATGGGCCGGGAAGTATATCCCGATCGTGCCTTTCATCGGCGAGGAGATGGTGATTGACGGCATCCTGGACCGCAAAGGCCATACGCGGAGTCAGATCGATGCTCAGCGTATCTACAACTACTGGGCCTCGGCGGCGGTGGAGCAGGTCGCGCTGCAGACCAAGGTGCCTTACATCGGCACGCTGAAGGCGTTCGAGAACCTCGATCAGTATTGGAACAGCGCCAACATCAAGAATTTTGCTTATCTGCCGTATAACGGCGTGGACGATGACGGCAATCCGGTGCCGCCACCACAGCGGGTCGAGCCGCCCAACATGGCACAGGCCTACGTGCAGGGCATGATGATCGCGCGGCAGGATCTGCTGGATGTCACCGGGCAGTATCAGGCCGAGTTGGGGATGCCCTCCAATGAGCGGAGCGGCGTCGCCATTCAGCAGCGCCAGCGGCAGGGCGACAATGCCACGTATCACTACATCGACAATCAGAGCAAAGCGATCCGCCAGGTGGGGCGCATCCTGCTCGATCTGATCCCGAAGATTTACGACACGCCGCGGGTGGTGAAGATCATGGCCCAGGACGGCTCCGACCAAGAGGTCATCCTGACGCAGAATGCGCCGGCCGCGCATCAGCGTGTATTGCTGACGCCGCAGGGGCCACAGCCGATCGGCCCGGATCAGGCGGACGCGGCGAAGGCCGACGACAAGCTGCCGGATCCAAGGATCATCTTCAATCCAACGGTGGGGCGGTATGATGTCGAGGCGGATGTCGGGCCAACATTCGGCACCCAGCGCCAGGAAGCTGCTAACGCCTTTACTCAAATCCTGGCTCAGAACCCCGCAGCCTTCCAGGTTGTCGGCGATTTCTGGGCGAAATACCAAGATTTTCCCGGCGCCGACGAACTGGCCAAGCGACTTGAGCGCGGGCTACCCCCGCAATACAAGCCGGGGCCTGACCCGCAAGTAGTTCAGATGAACCAGGCTATGCAGAAGCAGCAGCAGATGGGCCAGCAGATCGTGCGTCAGGCGGATGCCGAGATCGCGCGGCTCAAGGCCGACAATGTGCGGCTGAAGGAGCAGGCGCTGGAGAAGCATGGTGAGTTGGTGATTGACGAGTACCGCGCGGAGACTGACCGGCTGAAGGCGGTCGGCACGATTGATCCGAACATGCTGCAGGTGATCGTGCGGCGCATGGTGAGCGACATGCTGCAGGAGAATTTGCCGGGGTGGATCCAGCACCACGGGACGATGGAGCAGGCGCTGCAGGACAACATCCAGTCGGCGCAGCCACAGGTGCAGAATGGCGGTAACGGCAACGCTGGCGGCAACGGTGGCGGCAACGGAGCGGCAGCAGCGCCGCAGATGGCGCCAGCGGGGCCACCTGCGCCAGGGGCCGGAGCGTGGCAGGCACCACCGGCGATGCAATGAGCGACGAACCGGACAACCGCCTGGCTGAGGCGCTGGGTGAGATTGATCGGCTGCGTGCCCGCATCGCCGAACTCGAGGCCACCCACGCCGTCACCCTCGGCACGCTGGAGAAGCCGACGGAGGACGAGCCGGCGCGTTTCACATGGAACGTGCCGCCATCCACACCACCGATGGAGATCCCATGATGAGCGACAAGCGAACTGATAGGGCTGCCGCGCGCGACGACCCGGAAACGCTGCCTCTCGGCATGTTGCCGCATATCACCGACACCGACCCGCCGCCCGTGCATCCTGACACCGTCGCCGGGCCACCGTCGGTGGTCGATGTGCCGTATGCGGAGCAAAGCACTGATGGCACGCAACTCACCTGCACGACCGGCAATTGGACCGGCGTGCCGACATCCTATGCTTACCAATGGCAACTCGACGGCGATAACCGGGGCGACAATACCGCGACCTATGTCGTCGGGTCCGGCGACGTCGGCAAGAGCGCGGTCTGCATTGTCACCGCAACCAACGCTCTCGGCGCGACGGACGCCCCACCCTCCAACGCGGTGACGATCGCCGCGGGCGGCACGCGGCAAGCCCAGCAGGAGCACGCAGGACAGCGCTAATGAGCGAGACCCCCAACACGGCACTTGAGCCAGAAGGCGCCCCAGCACCGTCTGAGGCGCGGGAAACGCCTGTTGTCGAGACGCCTGCCGAGGAGCAGCCGACCGAGCGGGAAAAGGAAGCCGAAAGCCACTTCAACAAACGCATCGGCTACCTGCGCGCGCAGGTCTCCCAGGCCGCGCGTGAACGCGATGAGGTGGCCGCCCGGCTGGCGGCGCTGGAGGCGCAGGTCAGGGCCGGCGGCCAACCCCAGCAGCAGCCCGATCCGCAGATCCAGCAGATCATCCAGACCGAGGCGCAGAAGCTCGCGGAAGCCCAACGCACCCAGGAGCGCATCGCCACATTCCACGCCGCCGGCCGCGCCGCCTTTCCCGACTGGACGGAGCGCTGCAACGACCTCCAGGCGATGGGCGCCGATGCCCAGATTGCCGCACTCCTGGTCGAGATGCCGGACGGCCCCCGGATCGCCGCAGCGCTGCGCGATGCGCCGGAGGAGATCGAGCACATCGCCTCGCTGCGGGGCGAGCGGGCGCGGGCAATCGCGCTCGGCCAGTTCGCCGCCAAGGTGGCCGCGGCACCGGCACGGCCCATGTCGCGCGCGCCAGCGCCGCCCAGGCCGATCCAGGGCAGGGTCGCGCCGCAGTTCGTCGAGCAGGCGGCCACCGTTGATCAGCTGCTCGACTATTACTCCAGACAGGCAATGGAAAGGCGCCGCTGATGGCTAAGACAATCCGCATCGGGCCGAACCGGCTGACGGCCAAGCCGCTGAGCCCGGCACCGCGAGGCAGGCTGCCAAAGCCACCGCCAGGACAGTCCAACAACCCGACCGCTACGAAGAAAGCAGCCAGAGGAGGGCGCAAGTGATGGCAGGCAAAGCACCACCGTTCTGCGACGTTGGCACGACCTCGGGCACCGCGCGGGCCACGCAGTCACACGAGGCGGCACAGCGCTCGCGGCTCGGCAAGACCGGCGTCTACAAGGCGCCAGCAGGCACCGGCAGCGGCAAGGCGATGCCGACCGGGCGCGCGACCGCTGACACCGTGCTGAAGGGCGGCGGCAACTCCGGACCACGCTCCTTCCGTCCGATCAAGACCTGAGATGCCACTGAAACGCGGGACATCACCCAAGGTGGTATCCTCCAATATTCGGAGAGAGATCGCGGCCGGCAAACCGCAACGTCAAGCGGTTGCCATCGCCCTCTCGAAGAAGCGCGAGAGCCAGCGCAAGAAGTAGGCTCCCGTCGATCGGTGCGGACGCTAAACGCACTGCTCCGGATCGCGTCACCGGCATACAAAACCGCGCTGCCCTCGCCGGAGGCCATAAACGCCCGGCACAACCCTTGTCTTCTTAATCACGTGCCTACTGGCTTCTCATCAGCACCCGGCGGCGTTCGCTTGCGCCGTCGGGACTGATGCAGAGGCCAAATTGTGAAGCTGAGAGAAATGCCGGTGGCACTCCGCACAGGAGTTGCGACCGATGGCCGTTGCCTCAAATACGCTACTCAACATCAACATGATAACGGCCAAAGCGCTCGTTATCCTCCACCAGAAACTGAACTTTGTCGGGTCCATCAATAGGCAATACGAAGACAGCTTCGGCCAGGCCGGCGCCAAGATCGGCTCCAGCATCCGAATCCGCATTCCGGTGCAATACACCGTGGCCACCACGCCCGCGCTGGCGATCCAGAACAGCGTGGAAACCAGCACCACATTGACGCTGGCCAACCAGTACCACGTCGACTTCAGCTTCTCGAGCACTGAGCTGACGCTGAATATCGATGATTTTGCGGCGCGCTATCTGGAACCCGCATGCGCGGTGCTGGCGGCCAACGTTGAGGCCCAGGCGATGCTACAGGTCGTGCCCGCCGTCTGGAACATGGTGGACGGCCACGGCGCGGCACAATCGTTCCGCAACGTGCTAACCGGGCGCAAACTCCTGCTCGATAACCTGACGCCACAAGACCTACAGTGGCAGCTCAGGCTCAACACGCAGGACAACGTCGATATGGTGGACACGCTGAAGGGCCTGTTCCAGCAATCGACGCAGATCGCCCGGCAATACGTCGACGGCGTGATGGGCCTCGCGGGGGGGTTCGAGTGGGCCGAGAACACCCACCTGCAGACCTACACGCGCGGTGCTCAAGCGGGCTATCTGGTGGGTGCCGCCAGCCAGACCGGATCAAGCCTTGCCGTCACAACTGGCGCCGGCATCGGGAACCCGGGCGATGTGTTCACCATCGCCGGTGTCTATCGCGTGCATCCGGAAAGCAAGGTGGTCACCAACCAGCTGCAGCAGTTCGTGCTGACAGCGTCGGCAGCCTCTGGCGCGGGTACGTGGTCGATCGCTCCGGCGATGACGGTGACAGGGCCTTACCAGAACATCAACGCATCACCCGGCGCTGGCGTGGCAATCACCTTCCTCATGGCAGCATCGACGGCCAGCGGACAGAGCCTTTGCTACCATCCGGACTTTGCGACCTTCGGCACAGCCGACCTGGTGATGCCAGGCGGGGTCGACATGGCAGCGAGGGCGCAGAAGGATGGGCTATCTATCAGGGTGGTTAGACAGTATGACATCAACAACGATGTCCTGCCGTGCCGGTTGGACATTCTCTGGGGAGTAGCGGCAATCAGGCCGCAGTTAGCGGCTCGGTTGATTGCCAATTAACCTAACAGGATCGACCGCAATGTTATGCCCGGCCATATGCATCCTCTGGCATTACGGGGATGATATGGCCGGGTGTTCCCGCGAGTAAGGAGAAACCTAATGCCTACAGCCGTATCCTATCCGATCGGGCGCACCATCGGCTTCAACGTCGGCGTCGGCATGCACGACCTCAGCGCGCTCGCCTCCGGCAACGGTTGGTCATCAGCCTCTATCGCCGCGCACGCAGGCGGCGCGCGAGCGCTTGCCACGCCGGTGCGACAGGCCATCACGCTGATCGCAGTCTGTGCCACCGCGGGCGATAGCGTCATGCTGCCGCCGGCAACCGGGGGCCAGCTGCTCTGGCTGATCAATGCCGGGGCAGCTAGCGCCCAGATGTTCGCCGATGCGAGCACGAGCGACACCATCAACGGCGTCGCCGCCGCCACCGGCGTCGCTCTGGCGGCCGGCAAGTCCATCACGCTGGTCTCGCCGATCTCCGGCGCCTGGTTCGGGGTGCTGTCGGCGTGATCAACACCGTCGGCGATCTGCTGAATACGGTGCTCAAAAGCTCGGGGATTCTCGGCATCGGCCAGTCTGCCATGGCCGATGACCTGTCCACCGGGCTAGACCTGCTGCGCGCGCTCGTGGCGCAGTGGCAGAAAAAACGCTGGCTGGTGTTCGTCGAGCAGACGGTGGGCGTCCCCGCCAGCACCGGCGCACAGACCTATAGCATCGGTCCCGGCTGCGACTTCAACGTGGCCGGGCGCCCCGATCACATCATGCGCGCCTATGCCCGCATCCTCCATGGCACGCCGCCCAACCTCGTCGACATCCCACTTGCGGTGCTGGACTCGCTCGAGGACTACGCGATGATTTCGATCAAGGCGCTCGAGACAATACCGGCGGCTGTCTACTACGAGGCCGGCTACCCGACCGGGCAGGTGTATTTCTGGCCGGTGCCGCCCGCCGGCATGTTTGGCCTCTATCTCGTCGTGAAGGTGCCGCTGCCGACCTACGTGAGCACGGCCGATCCGCTGAACGTGCCTGATGAGTATGTCGAGGCGCTGCTCTGGTCGATGTGCGTGCGGATGCAGATGAGCTACGGGCTGCAGGCGCGGCCTGACCACGTGGCGGCGGCGCGGCAGGCGCTGAACACGCTGCGGCAGGCCAACGCGCAGGTGTCCCAGCTGCTGGTGCCGGTCCAGAATGCAAGGGGCGCGAGCGGTGTCGCAGCCCTGTCATCACCAGGCTTCACGACCGGAGGATGGTAGTTGCCTAAGCTCGCCCTCACCGGCGGAGCGTACCAGGCACGCAGCGTCATCGCCTCGGCGCAGCGCAGCCTCAATCTCTACAACGAGCCACTGCCGCAGCAGCAGGGCGAGCCGTCACAGTTCGCGTCCTATCCCACTCCCGGCCTGACGCTCGTCGGCACCATGCCGCAAGGCCCGATCCGCGGCATCCGCCAGGCTACCAACGACGCGATCTACGTGGTCGCCGGCTCCGGTGTCTATGTCATCACCGGAACCGCGCCACTGGCCTATACGCTGCTCGGCAGCATCACCGCTGGCCGGACCACCCCGGTTTCGATGCAGGACAACAGCGAGACGCTGGTGATTGTCGACGGCACCGCAAACGGCTGGCAGGTCGATCTCGCGAGCAATGGCTTTTCGGCGATCAGCGATCCAACCGGCATGTTCTCCGGCGCCGACCGCGTGGACGTCCTCGATACTTACCTGTTGTTCAACAAGCCAGGCACGCCGCAATTCTATTCGTCCGAGAGCCTCGCCGTAGCATTTGACAGCTTGTTCTTTGCCGACAAGAGCAGTTACCCCGATCTCCTGGTGTCGCTCGCCGTGGCGAAGCGGGAAATCTGGCTGCTTGGCGAACGCACTACGGAGATCTGGTATAACGCCGGGACGAGTGACTTTCCGTTCGGCCAGATCCCATCGACGTTTGTCGATCACGGTTGCATCGCGAAATATACCGTCGCAGTTTACGACAATTCGGTGTTCTGGCTGACCCTAGACCGTCAGGGCGGCCCGCTGCTCATGCAGGGCGCCGGCTATCAGACCAAGCGTGTCTCCACCTTCGCCCTCGAGCAGACATGGGCGGATTACGCCGTGCTGTCGGATGCGATCGGCTTCATTTACCTGCTGGGCGGTCACGCGGTCTACGTGCTGACCTTTCCGACTGCGGACCACACCTGGTGCTACGACATCAGCACCGGGCTCTGGCATGAATGGCTATGGGTCGACAACGTCGGCGCCGAGCATCGCTCGCGGTGCAACTGCGCCTATCCGGCGACAACCGGCGCGGTCTATGCCGGCGACTGGCAGAACGGCAACCTCTATCAGATCGATCACAACAACCAGACGGACAACGGCCAGCCGATCAAGCGGCAACGGTCATGGCCGCATGTTCTGAATGACGGCAAGCGGGTCTTTTACCGCGCGTTCATCGCCGACTTCGAGACCGGGATGGGCGGCCCTGCGCCATCGCAGCCGCAGACGGTGGTCGAGTGCCTGTTCAACGGTCCGGACGGCACGCCGGTCGAGCAGTATTCGCCATCCGCAACTGAGATCAACGCGACGTGGTCCAGGATTGATGGTGCTGGCGCGGTGCTGAGCGACGGCGCGGCCATCGCCGCCGACGGCAACACCAGGTATGCCAACAACGTCTTCCCGCCGGCGGCGGACTACAGCATCGCCTTTCGCGTGCTGCCGAACCCGCAGGCGGACGACGGCAGTTCGGCGATGGTCGGCGCTAGGTCAAACGCCCTGCCGACTGCGATGAGCGGCTACTGGGCTGGCATCCAGATCTACAACGGCAACTGGTACGCGCAATTGCATGGCGCGTTGATGCCGCTCGGGTTGCCGGCGCCTGGTGGCTGGTTCGATTGTCTGCTGATCGTGCAGGGGCAATCCCTCGCGCTCACCGTGCAGCGCTCGCAGGACGGCTTGTATCTCGGCAATGACGCGCAGTGGCAGAGCACCGCGGTCGCGGCGCTGTCCATGACTGACAGCGTCTACACCGCCGCAGGCCGCATCATGTTCGGGCTCAATGCTCTCCCGACCGGCGTGATGGGCACCGAAGACGCAACCGGCACCTGGGTGCTCGAGGACAACAGCGGCTTCTCCTGGGAGTGGGACGAAGTGCCGGCCGATAGCCTTGGCCTCGACAACATCGTGGTCAACACGGTTCCAACGCCCTGGCAGCTGTTACTCGACTGGTCGGACGACCGCGGGCACACGTTCGGCAACCCGGTGCCTCAGGGCGTCGGCGGCCAGGGCGAGTATCTCACGCAGGCGCAGTGGCAGCGGTTGGGATACGCCCGGGACCGGATATTCAGGCTGACCTGGACAGCTCCTTTGCGCACCGCCTTGCAAGGCGCCTCGATCGAGGCGCAGCCAGGATTGAGTTGATGAGCGGCACACGCAATCTGAAGGCTTATCTGCCGGGCTCACCGATCGTGGTAGATGCGCCGAACGGTGAGGTGCGGGTGGAGTGGCGCCACTTCTTCAACCAGTTGTGGGACCGCACCGGCGGCAGCCAGGGATCACCGCCGGGCGGTGGCACCATCACCGGCGTGACGGCGGGGACAGGGCTCGCGGGAGGCGGCACCAGCGGCGTGGTGGTGGTGGCGCTGGTTATCCCGGTGACGATCGGCAATGGCGGCACGGGCGCCACCACGGCGGCCCAGGCGCTCCTGAACCTCGGCGCGGCGCCGCTCAACTCGCCGACATTCACCGGAGACCCGAAAGCGCCGACGGCGAGCCCAGGCGACAATGACACGTCCGTTGCCACGACCGCATTCGTGCACGCTGCTCTGCCGACCACGCTGCCGCCCTCCGGGGCTGCTGGCGGTGACCTCACAGGGACATATCCATCGCCCACTCTGGTGACCACTGCGGTAACGGCCGGCAGCTATACCAACATGAACGCGACGGTGGATGCCAAGGGGCGCATTACGGCAGCCAGCAACGGCGCGGCTGGCGGCACCGGCACGGTCACCAACATCGCCACGACCGGCCCAGGCATCACCGGCGGCCCGATCAGCACGACCGGCACTCTGGCGGTGCAGTGGAACGCCGGCTCGGTCACCACGATCGGCTCGGGGCTGAACCTCGCGGCTGGCACGCTGACCACGACTGGGGCGCCCCCGACAGGGGCGGCGGCCGGTGATCTCACCGGTACCTACCCATCGCCGACGCTGGTAACGACGGCGGTGACGGCTGGGAGTTACACGTATGCGTCCCTCACCGTCGATGCGAAAGGCCGGCTGACAGCGGCCAGCAGCGGCGCCGCCCCGCCCACGCCCAACACCGTCACGACACCCATTATGGACGGCACGGCCGCCATCGGCACACTCACGACGTATGCCCGCCCCGACCATGTGCATCCGTCCGATACATCGCGCCTCGCGCTGGCCGGCGGCACCATGACGGGCGCGCTGCACATGGGCGCCAACACGCTGGACGGCAGCGCCATCGCCTTCACCGGAGGTTCCATCAACAACGTCACGGTGGGTGCCACGACGGCATCGACCGGGGCATTCACGACGCTGTCTGCCAGCGGCACGGTGTCAGGCGCGGGCTTCACAACACTGCTGGCACCGTATGCACCCCTGGCATCGCCGACATTCACCGGCACCCCCTCGCTGCCAACCGGCACCACTGGCGTCACGCAGACCGCTGGCAACAACAGCACGAAGCTGGCCACGACGGCCTATGCCGACAACCTCAATACATTTCTCTGGGGATGACTGAATGCCGAATGTGAAGATCAGCTCGGCGGCCGACGCCGGCACGCTGCTGTCCTCGGACATGCTGCCGCTGGCACGCTCCGGCGACACCAACGCCTATCACGCGACGATGACCGAGGTTGCGGCGTTCACCAATGCGTCCATCGCTTCCGGGGCATACGGCAACGTCGGGCGCAATCTGCTGCACAATCCGCTGTTCAACGTGGCGCAGCGTGGGGTGGGGACGTTCGGTGCGCAGGGGCTTACGCTGGATCGGTGGGCGCTATCGTTCAATCTCGACACTGCCAACGTCAATCAAAGCGCCTTGGCTGATACAGCGCGTGCCCAGATCGGAGATGAAGCTGCTGACTTCGTGCTGTTCTGCGGCTTTACCGGTAACGCAGGGGCGGCGGCATACAGCCGCATCTTGCAACGTATCGAAGGAGTTCATCGGCTTTCTGGTAAAACAGTCACAGTATCTTTCTGGGTAGCCACGTCAGGGGGAACGCTCAATCTCGGCGTCGGTCTGGTGCAGAATTTTGGCACAGGGGGGTCGCCCTCCAGCACAGTGGTTATTGCTGGACAATCGGTTCCCGCAAACACCACATACACTCGACGAAGTGTCACGTTCGCTGTGCCAAGTACATCCGGTAAGACGCTGGGCACCAATAACGACAGCAACACCGAACTGAGTTTCTGGTTTAGCAGCGGCACCACCCAAGCGGCTTCTGCTGGCAGTCCCGGTGTGCAGAGCGGAGGCATTGCACTTTGGGGCGCGCAGCTAGAGATCGGCAGCGTGGCGACGCCGCTGGAAAAGCCGGATCCGCAGCAGGACCTTGCGAAGTGCCAGCGGTTTTATCAGATCGTCTCAGGTAGCGTCCGCGTGAATGCGAGTGGCGTTATCAGCATGTTGGCAGGCGTCTCGTTCCCGCAGATGCGAGCAACGCCGACTGTCACGCTCAATACGGCAGGCTCCCATGCCAACGTCACGGGCGTTTCCTTCTCGGCCAATAACTCATTTTCTGGAGCCATAGGCTGTGCAGCCGCTGCTGCGGGCGATGCCTATGTGTTGAATGAGTTATACAATCTGTCGGCGGACCTCTGAGGACACCATGGCAGAATACCAACTCGTTGCATCCCTCCCTGGCATGCAGATGCAGACCATGCAGCGGGTGGTTAGGGACGAGGTGTAACCCCGGCAAGGGTTCCCTCGTCCCGAGGAATAACCGATCCATGTCAGTAATATCAACACCTTTTGTCGTTTTTGCCTTACCAAGAAGCCGCAGCTACTGGCTGAGCCACTTCCTGACCTATGGCGGCTGGCACTGCGACCATGACCAACTGCGCTATTGCCGTGGCCTGGACGACGTGCAGGCGTGGCTGTCGCAGCCGCTGACGGGGACCGTGGAGACCGGCGCCGCTCCGTTCTGGCGCCTGCTGCCGGAAGGGGTGAGGGTTGCGACGATCCGACGCCCGATTGCCGATGTCATCGCCTCGCTGCATCGGGGCGGTCTGCAATTCGATGTCGTCACCATGGCGAAGCGGCTTGCTCATCTCGACGCCAAGTTGCGGCAGGCCGCCCACCGTCTGCCGAATGTGCTGGAGACGAATTTTGCCGAACTCGGCACTCAGGAAGGCTGTGCACGGCTGTTCGAGCACTGCCTGCCACACCGCCATGATCCCGCCTGGTGGGCGCA